GTAGCATTCTAATGAGTTGGATAAATAAACTTTTAGGCATTGAAAAGATACAGAAGAAAGCAATGTCATTTCCCGGCGTTTATGTAGGCGCACCAATAAGCTTTTTTAAATGGGATCGTGATCAGAATGCTTACGATAATAATGACACGGTTTATACGGTTGTCAAAAAGATAGGGCGCAAAGCTGCAACCGTGCCCATTTATAGCTACCTGCCAAAGAATCAAACCACATTAAAGCGTTATAAACATTCACCGGTTAATAACGTACAACGTTACCAAATAGACAGGATAAAAGCATTGGATGAAGTTGTAAGCAATTCAGCATTAAGCAACCTAATCAATAACCCTAACCCTACACAAGGGGCCGATGCATTCTTCGAGGGTGTATTTAGCTTTTATGCCTTAAATGGTGAAACATTTATCTGGCTTAATCGTGGCGGTATTGAAGATGGTGAGGTGTTAGAGATGTACTTAATCCCGCCGGATAAAGTTGAATTAGTGCCTGATCCAAATGATTTATATGGTGTTTTGGGTTACATATTGGATATAAACGGAAAGCTTATATCTATACCTAAATCGGACATAATACATTGGAAAACATTCAACCCGAATTTTGATGTTGTTGACCGTAGCCATTTACGTGGCTTTAATCCAATGCGGCCGTTAAAGCGTAGGTTACAACAAGATAATGATGCGATGGAGGCAGCCGTTGCAATGTTTCAGAACGGCGGCGCAAAAGGTGTACTAACAAATGAGACATTGGATAATTTAACGCCAGAGCAGGCCGGGCAATTAAAGGCGGTTATTGACAATAAGATTAACAATACTGCCATGAAAGCGGCAGTGGCTACTTTACAGGGCAAATGGGAGTTTTTAAATATAGGTAAGGATAGTGTTGATATGCAGCTATTAGATAGCCAGGATAAGACAATGGAGCGAATCGCAATGGCATTGGGTGTAGATCCTGACATATTAGTACCGGGTCAATCATTTAGTAACAAAGAATGGGCGCAAAAAAAGTTTGTAACCGATCTTATCATGCCGATGTGTAATAGCTTGCGTGATGAACTTAACCGGGTATTAGTGCCATCCTTTGGCAGCCGTGAGTATTTAGATTATGATTTCAGCACATTGCCGGAACTGCAAAACGATTATTCTAAAATGTCAACCGTGTACAATGGTATGTTTGACAGAGGCACGATAAATGGTAATGAATATCGCAAGTTGTTAGGTTTTGAGGCTACGGCTATACCAATGCATGAGCGGTATTTAATTACTGGAAATTACGGATTAATAGAAGATGTTGATGTACCTGATGAAGATATAAATAATGACAACAGCGGAGAATACAACGATTATATGGCTTAGGGGGTATGGATGGTATTTTGTGCAAATGGACTATTTCAGCGCCAATATAAACGTGCCGGCCATAAGCTTTTTTAGGGAATGTTTTGAGAATGTCAACTACAACAGAAATTAAAAGTTATTGTCAAAGTATAGCCAAGCGGGTATATCCTGAAACTGAAAGGGAGAAAAACTGCATTAATGAGTATGGCAAAATGATAGTGAGGCGTGGGCATTTTACAAAAGAACTGATTAACTTCATATCGAAATATGACGGCAAGACAGCGGAGAATATACTGGAACAGGGAAAGGAACAAAGCCGTTAAATACATTAACAAGTATAAGGGTAAATTTTATCGGGCATTGCAGGCCGATATTAAAGGCTTTCAGGATGCTTTGCAGAATAGCGAACAGGATGCAAGGCGTTATATCAATACATTGTTATTTAGCGATGGGATAAGCCGTACCATCAATCAGATTATTAAGGAGGTGGCCGTTAAGTATGCAAGGGATAATTACAATAGCTTACGCAAAGAGAAGCAGTTTGGAACATCAGAGGAATGGATACAAATGATAATGGAATATTTAGGTACTAACTTCTACGATAAAGGTGTTTTACAGATAGTACAAACGAGCCGGGCAATGATGTTGGATATATTGGATAGGGGCAACCGTGAGGGGTGGGGTTATTATGATTATGCAAGGTATATTAGTGAAACGGTGCCGGGGTTAAATCAAAATAGGGCGGATATGATAGCCAGGACGGAAGTCGGCCGGGCCATCCATGCCGGCACATTTATAGGTGCTGATAAGTCACCATTTCAAAAGCAGAAGATGTGGGTGGCTGCAAAGGATAATAGAACAAGGGGCAATCCGTTTAAGGGGCAAAAAGATAAAGCGGACCATTGGAATATGGATGGCCAAACTGTTGACTTTAATGATAAGTTTGTGGATAGCAGGTCAGGTAGTGAATTAGAGCATCCGCATGATCCGCAAGCAAAGGCCGTGGATGTTATACGTTGCAGATGTACATTTGTAGTAATTAATAAGAGGGATAAGAACGGCAATTTGATACGAAAAAATACCGGAATGGTATTGCCAATAAGCCGGCCGTTAAATGTAGTGCCTCCGCCTTTGCCATCTCAAATTGATTTAAATAACTATAAAATATCCAATAACAAAGAAGAGATTAAAAAACAATTACAAAGCCAATTCGAAAGCAAAACAGATATTAAAGTCAAAAGTATTGATTTTCAAAGCAATATGTCAATAGAAAAGGCAAATAAGTATGGGGAAACTGTATTTAATTTGGTTAATCAATACAAAACAGTACCTTTAAGAAACGAACCCCCAACTGTAATATCATTTGAATCTGAAAAAAGATATTATGGATATGTTGGATGGGGTTTTTACGGAGGCAATAGAAATACAATTACTAAATTGAATTTTGGCCATCAGACAGATGCTGACAGGTCAAATAATATAAGAGCTGAATTAGACAGGTATAATTTTATTAAAATAGCAGGCAAAAGTAAAGTTGATAGTCAAAATTTAGATATGGCAACAGCAGTACATGAGTTTGCTCATTTTATTGGTAGTGAAGGTTCATCTGGTTTAGGAAGAAGAGCAAGTTATAAGGTTGCTAATAATGATGAAATGAATGATGCGCAAAGATTTTTTGGTGAACTAAAATCAATAAAACTTAAATATTCAAGAGAATTAAATAAGGCAATAAAAAATAAAGATATTAATACTTTAAACAATATATCATTAGGCGAATATGCTTCAACAAATTTGAATGAATTTATGGCTGAAGGGTTTACTGAATATAAATTAAATAGTAATCCAAGTAAATATGCTATTCAAATTGGTAAATTGATAGATCAATATTTTAAACGTTAACATGGAAGCAAAAGATTTAATTTGTTTTAAGTGCAAACATTTTGATTTTATCAATGGGGGGTGTGCTGCTTTTCCTGATGGGATACCTGACGAAATAACATCAGGTGAAGATGAACATTCAAAGCCAATTTATGATCAGGAAAATGATATAGTATTTGAACCTAAAAATGATAATAGTTGACGCATTTAGATTATAAATATATTTTACTATTTGAATTTTGTTAAAATGAATACTATTCAGCATAAGGTTTACGATTTAAAGGCTCTCGATGTGGATACATCCAATAGGAGCGTAAAGGTGGCCATTGCTGAAATGGAAAGCATTGACCGGGATGGGGATGTATTTGACAAGTCCGCATTTGATAAGACAATAACAGAGCGCGGACCATTAGGCTCAAATGAGATTTGGCATTTAATAAACCATGAGCGTAAACTGGAGAGCAGCTTAGGTAAGTTCCAAAAGCTATATAAAGAAGGCAAATATATCGTTGGTGAAAATAATTACCGGGATATGTTCCTTTGGAAAGAGGTTGCATGGCCTTTATACGAGCGTGGTGATATTACCCAGCATTCAGTTGGATTTACCGTACTTAATCAACAAAAGGCCGTAGATCACAATGTAATTACACAAGTTGCACTTTGGGAAGGTAGCGCGGTGTTGTGGGGTGCAAATCCAAATACACCTACATTTGACGTGGTTAAATCCTTTTTAGATCAAAAGAAAGAAACGGCCATTGATTACATGGCATGGGTTATAAAGAAGCTGAAAGAAGGTAAATATA